GACCTGATTCTAATAATGCTCCCATTTTAAAATATTTGTTTTGTTTTATTTTGTTTATTTAATTTTACTCATTAAATCCTTCATTCTTAAGAATTGTGGATTTTCGTAAGTTTTTGATTCAATCAATGTTGTTGATGAACCTGTTGAAACTGTATTGTTTATTTTATTTCCAACTGATTCGTTAATTGATTTTGTATCAACCTGACCCAATTCGTCTTTGATAGACTTATAAAGATTTTTTGATTCTTTAAGAGATTCTACTCCGTCAAATCTTCTCAGGATATTTATTTTTTCTTTCTTAGTTGTTGAATGTTCAGTGAAAAGTCTAGTTGCGTATGCTAAATTAGAGTTGAAGATTGCTACTTCAGTTAATTTTTCTCTAAATACATTTAATGCTTTTCTATACTCTTCGTTCTTTTCTCTCAACATACTAACTTCTGATTCAAGAGATTCAACTTTGACACCACCTTTACCATAAACATAGTTTCTGTTGTTAGTAATGCCCTTTCTAAGACCTCTTCCTTCTTTAGAACCCATTCCATAAGTTCTTGCAGCTTCTTTAGTTTCAGCCTTTTCATAATCTTTTCCACTATGAGTTTTAGACTTATCACCTTTGTTACCACCAAACTTTTGTTCGTAGTCTCTTTTAGAACGAGAATCGTCTCCTTTGTTGCCTCCGAATTTACCTTCTTTAGTTTCTGCTTTAACGACTTTAGACTTTCCTTCCATGTTCGCGCCTTTCTTATATTCGAACTTAGCCTTACCTGTGCCAACTGATTTAGGTCCTTCTTTCTTATCTTCTTTAAATCCACCTTTAGCAGATTTATCGTAAGAGAATTTAGGTCCACTACCCTTAACACCAGGAGCTTTCTTGTGACTATAAGCCTCATCTAAGCTTTCTTCCCAATTTTGCTCGTCCATTTCCATTTCTTCTTCGTCCATTTCAATTTCTTCAGAATCCATTTCAAAGTCTTCCATGTCATCATCGTCTTGTTCGTCAAATTCGATTTCATACATAACCTCTTCATCATCTTCAACATCGAAATCCATTTCTTCGCTGTCGTCTGAATCAGATGAGAATAACTTCTCAATAACTGCATCTACATCTTCATCTTCTTCCATGTAGTCTTTACGAGATTTAGAAATGTCACCTTTGTTACCACCATATGATGATTCGTCCATTTCTATTTCTTCATCGTCCATGTCATCTTCTTCATCCATTTCTTCAGTCGATTCTCCAAGTTTTACTAAGTATTCGTTGTCAGAATTGTTATCTGTAAGGTGAATGTCTTCGCCATCCTTCTTTACAATGATACCGTCTTCTTCACCCATAGCTTTGAAAACTTTAAGAATTTCTTCATCAGAAGCGTTTGTTAAATCAATAGGAGATTCTGAATCCATGTCAGTTAAATCTAAGTCCATATCCATTTCGACTTCGTCTTCGTTATCAGTATCCATGTCCATATCCACTTCTTCAGCGTCATCGTCCATGTCTACATCTAATTCAACCTCGTCTTCATCTTGTTCAGATAGAGATTCTTTTACTAATTGATTGATTTCATTCGAATGAGTGCCTCTTGTACTACATCTTTATTTTCTTGCATAGAAAAATTGTTTAATTTAACATATAAATAGTGTCAAATAGGAAAAAAGTATTATTTCCCTATATTGAAACGTAATTTCTTTGTAGATAGGATATATTTGTTACCTCTGAATTTGTTTGAAGTTCAATCCAAGAATTCAAAGATTGAAAGTTTTCTTCAAAAAGAAAATATAGGGAGCCCAAACCTGTTGTTTTGTTTTTAAGTGTTAATTGATAAAAATTGTCAGAGAGGGGAGAATTTAAAATCAATATCGGGCTATAAGGTTCATTAATAGAACCAATTGCTTTTCCCGTTCCTTCAGCGTAAGCAATTGCATCTGACCATGTAGTTGCACTCAATAAGGTAGAACTTTGGTCTTTGTAATTTATAATAAAAATCATTTTTTATTTATTTTATTATAAATAGTTTCATAAAATAAAAAAGTGGTCGTTAAGACCACTTTGAATTTTTAATCGATTACTTCATCGATTTTACTCTCTGAAACTGAGGTTATTCTCCAATCGTGAGAGAACCCTTCATATTTTTTTGTAACCTTTGCTTCAACATCAGTTACTGAAAAACCTTTGACTAATTTTTCTTCTCTGATTTTTTTAATTTTTCCAGAGTTTTCATCAGGAAGGTCATAGGTAATTTTTGCAACAAAATACTTTTCGTCCATAATTTAATTTTTTATTTTCCTAAAAAATCGGTAAGTTTTTTCATCAAATCAATAGACTTGTCCAAATTCTTTTCAGGTTGTTGTATTTTCTTTTCTTCTTCAAGATTTTCTTCATAGTTATCTCTTTCATTTACATCCGAAAAGAGATAAGCACCTGGTGTAGATGGTGAAGAAACTAAGTCAAAACAAATTAATTCAAAATCATCTTGAACTTCATTTCTTTCTCCAACCTTCTTTAAGGAACCAACACCTCTTGACGAAACTCCCATTGTAACACCTTGTCTCATTAAATTAGCCGCTTGGTCTCCTTTAGTTGAAACAATACCTCTTTCATGAAATCCTGGTGATGTTAACAATTTAAGTTTACCCATTAAGATGTTTTTATCCCACCATACTTCTGTGATAATATGGGACACTCTATCCAAGTCAATTAAAGAAGATTCGGGATGGTTAAGTTCTGAGGTAGATAAGCCCTTCTCAATTGCCTTTTTATAATTTTCAGCTTCTCTTTTTAATATTTTTTCAGGATAAAATCTTCCGTTTCTATTTGGAGTATCATACTTCTGTAATACCGCATAAAATTCAAATGGATTTCTATAATCCATTTCAGATGCTTCTTTTAATATTTTGGCATTTCTAATATCTTTTGGTGATATCCAACCCGCGTCTGTTTCAACCAATATTCCATGGCCTACTTCACTTGCTTCTAAAATTCTTAATTGTTTCATTAATTCTTTTTATGATAAATATATCATAGAAGTATCTTTTTAATGTTATTCGTTTTTTGATGGTGAAAATTCAAAATATTTATTTTGAATTACATTTTCTTTAACAATATTTTTAATAATTGTTTTAACCGATTCTTTAATTTCAGAACATTTAAAATCCATTTCATTATTGGTATATAAATTAACTTCTAAATTTAAAAAAGATTTTTTACCGTGTAAAATACCACTTGTTCTTAAGTCTAAATCAACAATACTTTGTTCTTTAAAAAGTTTATGATTTATGGAATTAAATACCGAATGTTTAATATCTCGACTTAGATTACAAACAACTCTATTCCAATTGTTGTGCTCAAATTTGGGAGTAACCCATGATTGAATGTTTATATATAATGATTTTAAATTTATTGAATCTACCGTTCCATATACAGTTTTAATTGGTGTATATAAATTTATCTTTACACTTTTTCCTTTTTTCATTAAGTTTCATATTGTCAATGTTTATTTGTTTAACAAAATATAGGTAAAATAACCCCAATTGTCAAAAACTTTAAAAAAATTGATATATTTGTATTATATGATAAAAATAGATGTAAAAAAAAATGGGATAGAAAAATCCCTAAAGATGTTAAAGTCAAAGGTGATTAAAACTAAACAAAATCAAATATTGTTTGGTAAAAAAGAATTTGTTAAAAAATCAATAAGGTTGAGACAACAAAAATTAAAATCTTGTTATATTCAAAAAATAAAATCTAAATTAGATTGATTCGTCTAAGTTTTTTAATTTAAAAAAATTAAGTTGGTCAAATGTTTCTACTTTTAATTTGTCGATTGTTTCAGACAATTTTGTTTTAATTTCAGACTCTTTTTCATTTTCTAAAAGATTTGTTAATTTAACAATTGTATTTTTTTGTAAGGTTTTAAATTTTCTTTTAAGTAATGTAGTGTCTTCAGACATTAATTGAATAAATTCTTTTTTTGCGGATTCATCAAGATTTTCAATATAACCATTCATTGTTTGGTTGGCGATGTTAATCATAGATTTTAATGGAAGATTAATCGACTCTTTTATAGGTTCAGGTTTACTTGAAACTAATATTTTAATTAAATTTTTCTTTGATTGAACTCTCTCCATTAAATCCAATTTATTTACATAAACCAAAGAATCAATATTAATATATTGGTTTGACACATTTTTAGATGATATTCTTGTTGTTTTAATTGTTGGAGTCAATTTTTGTATTAAATTAATACCCTCTTCCAAAAAATCTTTTGCCTCTGTTTCTGTTAATCCTTGAGGTGTTGTTAATTGGTCATATAATGAATATAGACGTGACATGTTTTTATTGTTCAACACATTTTGTTTGAACTCTTTTAATGATTTCTTAAATTCCTGTTTATTATTATAGGATTTTAATAAATTATTTTCAATAATAGATTTAATTTCTCCAAAAGTCATTTTGTTTGTTTTGAATATAAATATTACGAGTTTAACAACTTATCCAATTCTTTTGATATTTCTCCTAAAGAATCTTGTCCTTGACTTAAATTTAAAAATCTTGAATGTTTATCAAAATTTTGTTCCAATAAAATATTCATGTTAGCTTTTTTAGATTCAGGTGTTATTTCAGCTGCGGGAGGTTCGGCTGAAGGGGGTTCAACATCACCTGCTGGTGGAGCAGACTCAAAACCACCTTCTGATGGTGTTCCTTCAGCTCCTGTAGTTGATGCATTTCCTGTACTACCTGAGGATTCCCCATATAATTTATCAATATTATCAAAAATTCCGGTTTTACTAATAACCGTAGGAGTTGCTTTAAGTTCTTCTCCAACCGCTCTTTCAAGTCTTTGTTGTTGTAAATCCAATTTAATTTCTTCATCAGACCATCCAAAAATGTGTTCTTTGGCCCATGTAGATGATGTGGCTTGAATACCGTTTCCTGGGTCAGAAACCAAATCTTTATATAATAACACTTTTTCTTTCCAAACATCAATTTTTAACAAATCTGCTTGAGTTGACGGATTAGTTAATCCTAATGTAAAATTTTGTAACTCATCTTCAAACCCTAATAAAAATAAATGCACAATTGCAATTTTATTTAATTCAGAAATCATACTTTTTTGAATTCTGTTTATTGTACGAGCAAATCTAATATCTTGTAACGCCAAATTTTTTCCATCACCAACTACTTCTTCAAATCCTAAAAATGCTTTAGGAACACGAAGAGCCGTTAATAATTTCTTTTGAATATATTCTATGTCTGCAATTTCTGATAGGTTTGTTGCTCCAGGTAAAGTCGTAATTGGGTCTGGCGCTGAAGGGTCACGGACAGGAATAAAATAATCTTGGTCAACCGCCATTTGGTTAAACCTCATATCCACGTTTCCTGTTTTAGAATCCACAATTTGTTCTCTTTTGAACTTGTTGGCAACACGGTTTACGTATGCTTCAACGTCATCGTCATTCATATTACCCACAAATACTTTAAACATTCTTCTTTCAGGAGCTCTTGATGTACGATAGATTAACATCGCATCTTCTGACAATAATAATTGTTTCCAAATACGTCTTGCTTTTTCTAACATAGATGTACCATAAGGAAGTTTTCGGTCGTCTCCCAATAATCTAAAGTGGGCTATCTCCCATGATTGGAATTCCATGTTTTTATTTTTCCAAGTAAAATGAAGTGGTTTTTTATCAGTATCTTTAGTAATATCTATAGTAATATTACCGGCCACACCAGATTCTCTACGTTCAATTTCAATTGTTGGTAATTGTTGACAACCAACAATTCCCTTTTCAGGGTCTAACTTTAAATAAACGAAATTATCACCGTATTTACAAGTATTTCTTGTCCACATTGATAAGTTAGTGTTAATATCTAAGCTATTATTAAATAAATCGGCTAAGACAGTTTTAATTCTTTTTGATTCAGAATAAATTTGTAAAATAAAACCATCTTCATTTGTTGTTGTAGATTCTTCAGAATATATGTCTAATGCTGCCGAAATTTCAGGTGTATATTCCATACTTTCGTAATCATATTGAGCGGATAATCTTGATGGTTCATAATAAACTGCTTGAGTATATAAATTGTTTTCAACTTTTGCCCATTGATTTGTTAAATAAAATGTTTGTTGAGCTTGAAGTTTTTCTTTCTCGTAATCATCTCGATTTGGTGTACGTAAAAGTTCTTTTTTATCAAACTTAAAGGTTGGATAATCTTGATTCAATAGTGAATTTGGACCGAATGTTTTTGATAGTCTCTGCCAGACCGTTAGATTTTCTTGACTCATATTATAATTTACTAATTAGTTTGATAAAATAAATACTTATTAGGAACCAAATAACCATCCGTATTTTTGATAATCCGCCTTTGTTGCTTGTCCAACATTATTTAAACCACTATCTCTACCCATTTGAGGAATCATAGGATTAAAGAATTCTGACGAATTTTTGTTTTCGGTTACATTTGTTGCCCACGAGTTAATCATTGCTTTGGTATGGTTTGTAACTTTTTCTAATGATTGGAATGATTTTTCTGCAACATATAGTGCCATAGATACTCCCATAATACAGTCATCATGATGTCCTTTTTGGTGGTCAGGTCTTCCATTAATATAAATAAACGTATTCATTTCATTGTATAAACGATTTGAATATACTTTAAACCCGTGTCTTACTCCTTCTTCAAATGCTGATATAATTTGAACCCTTTTTGAGTTAAAGTTAATTCCTGGAATTCTTTCATTAATCTTTGGGTCCCATTTCCATTTATT